TACGAGGTGTTGCCGGAGATTTTGGAACTGTGGGGTACGAACCTTATCACGGACGTTCAGTCTAAAAAAAACTTAACCGCAGCAGCCGGGAAATGACAACACCGCTGTTTCTCCTCCGCTGTACGGAAATAGGCATTTCTATTCGTGACCTTGACCTTCTGACCATTGGGCTTGTGATGGATATGTGGACGGAAAAAGGCAATGACAGTGCCAAGTACAGTACGACGATTACAGCGGGTCAGGAAGAATTCGATAGGTTTTGATAAATGGCATTCGCATACGGAAATAAGTTTATCTCCCAGCATGAATTGGCTTTCTCCCAATTCCACACCTCATTTGGGAGAAAGAAAAGAACGCTGGGAGAAAGCAGAGCCGACTAGGAATCGTATTGGTGCTTTCTTTATGCTCGGAGAAATCCGTGCTTTTATTTTGTCCAAAAATGGAGGTGAGCGAATATGGCAAGCAGAATCAAAGGCATAACCGTTGAGATTGGCGGTGACACCACAGGACTTCAAAATGCACTGAAGCAGGTGAATTCTTCGATAAAATCCACACAGTCAGCCCTCAAGGATGTCAACAAGCTGCTGAAACTTGACCCAACCAATACCGAACTGCTTTCCCAGAAGCAGAAGATGCTGAAGGATGCCATTTCCGCTACATCCGAAAAGCTGCAGTCCTTAAAGACTGCACAGGAACAGGCCAAGGCTCAGCTGGAAAACGGCACTCTTGGTCAGGACAAGTACGATGCCCTTCAGAGGGAGATTGTCGAGACAGAGCAGGAACTGCAGCGACTTCAGCAGGAAGCTATTAACTCCAATGAAACGCTTTGCAAGATAGAGGCGGCGGGTCAGAAATTTCAAACAGTCGGCAATACCATCGCCGGTGTGGGACAAAAGTTCCTCCCTGTTACGGCTGCTGTTGGTGCTCTGGGAACGACGGCAGTAAAAACGACTGCTGATTTTGATTCCTCGATGAGCCAGGTGCAGGCAACCATGGGCATCACCAAAGATTCTATGTCCGACCTGAATGGTGCATCGGTAAACACCATGGATGCTCTCCGTGACTTGGCAAAACAGATGGGTGCAGAAACTGCATTCAGTGCAAGCGAATGTGCGGATGCCATGAACTATCTGGCACTTGCCGGATACGACACACAGGAGATTTACGATACACTCCCGACCGTTCTGAACCTTGCGGCGGCAGGCGATATTGACCTTGCCAGTGCATCCGATATGGTTACCGATGCGATGTCTGCGCTCGGTATGGAAACATCCGAAGCGGATACCATGGTAGACCAGATGGCAAAGACCGCATCCTTAACGAACACCTCTGTGGCACAGCTTGGAGAAGGCATCCTGACGATTGGTGCTACAGCGCGAACGGTTAAAGGCGGTACAGCAGAATTGAATGCAGCTCTGGGTATTCTCGCCAATAACGGTATTAAGAGTGCTGAGGGCGGTACACATCTTCGCAATGTCATTCTTTCCTTGCAAAACCCGACAGATAAAGCGGCTGCACAGATGAACGCGCTAGGCATTTCCGTTTATGATTCCGAGGGCAATATGCGCTCCCTCAACGATATTCTTGGTGACCTCAACACTTCCATGGACGGCATGACGGCACAGGAAAAATCAAATATTATCGGTCAAATCTTCAACAAGACGGACTTGTCTGCGGTCAACGCGCTTCTTGCTAATACCGGAGATACTTGGGACAGCTTACAGCAGTCTATTGCGGATTCCAGCGGCGCGGCACAGCAGATGGCAGACACACAGCTGGATAACCTTTCCGGACAGCTGACACTGCTCAAGTCTGCACTGGAAGGTCTGGCTATTTCCTTTGGTGAAATACTGATGCCCGCCATCCGTGCCATTGTGGAAAAGGTGCAGGCATTCGTAGATAAACTGAACAGTCTGGATGATGCCCAGAAACAGACCGTCGTAAAAATTGCGCTCATTGCAGCGGCGGTAGGGCCTTTGCTGATTGCCTTCGGCAAGACGATATCCACGGTCGGCTCTGTGATGACAGGTTTTTCTGCGCTGACAAAGGGCGTGGCAAAGCTTGGCGTGAAGCTGGCTGGCAGTACCGGTTCGGTGACGTCACTCGGCAGCGCATTGGGCGCTGTTGCAGGGCCGGTGTTGGCCGTTGCGGCAATCGTGGCGGTCTTGGCAGCTGCTTTTAAACATCTATGGGATACGAATGAAGAATTCCGAAATGCCGTCACGGGAATATGGGAGGGAATCGCGGAGCGGTTTGCTGCATTTGGTGATGCAGTCACACAGCGGCTGAATGCACTCGGATTTGACTTTCAGAATATCGTGGATGTGCTGAAAGCAGTATGGGATGGTTTCTGTCAAATACTAGCTCCGGTATTCGAGGCAGCATTTTCTATAATCAGTACGGTGTTAGGAACCGTTCTTGATGGCATCACCGGCCTTCTTGATGTATTTATCGGTCTGTTCACTGGGAATTGGTCGCAGCTGTGGACAGGCGTGAAGGAGATATTCTCTGGTATCTGGAACGGCATTACTGGCGTGTTCAGCGCAGCTCTCAGTATGATTCAGGGAATTGCAGATACCGTACTCAGCTGGTTCGGTACTTCATGGAATGAAGTATGGACAGGCATTTCCACTTTCTTTGCGAATATCTGGAATGGAATCGTGGCCTTCTTTACGGGCATCTGGGAGACCATCAAGAATGTCGTGCAAACCGGCGTTATGTTTATCGGATCTATCTTAGAAGCGGCATTTGACATTATCACACTGCCATTCCGCTTCATCTGGGAGAACTGCAAAGAAACAATTACAGCGGTGTGGGAATCCATTCAGTCTGTAGTTTCCGGTGCTGTCAATGCGGTAAGCACAACGATTTCTACAGTTATGACTGCCATCAGTACAGTTATTTCCACGGTGTGGACGGCCATCAGCACGAAGGTATCCACGGTGGTAAATGTTATCAAGACTACGGTCACCACGGTGTTCAATGCCATCAAAACAGTGGCATCTACAGTGTGGAATGGAATGAAAGCTGTTATTGCAACCGTGGTGGACGGCATCAGCAGTAAGGTGTCTTCCGTATTCAACAGTGTGAAATCCACGGTTTCTTCTGTGTTTAACGGCATCAAGTCCACAGCAGCATCCGTATGGAATGGCATCAAATCAGCAATTACCACACCAATCGAAGCGGCAAAGAATACGGTCAAGTCAGCACTGGACAAGATAAGCGGCTTCTTTTCCGGATGTAAGCTGCAGCTGCCGCATATCAAACTGCCCCACTTCAGCATTTCCGGCAGCCTTTCGATCAGTCCTCCAAGCGTACCGCACCTTTCCGTCTCGTGGTATAAGAACGGCGGCATCATGACACATCCGACCATTTTCGGAATGAATGGAAGCTCTCTGATGGCTGGCGGCGAAGCCGGTGCAGAAGCAATTCTTCCATTGAAGAGCTTTTACGATAATCTTGAGAACATTCTGACCAACAGACTGGATATGTCCGGCATGGAAAAATATCTTGCGGTCATCGCTGCAAACAGCAGCAAGGGTATCTATTTGGAGGATGGTACACTGGTAGGACATCTGCTACCAGCTATCGACAGCAAGCTCGGTCATGCGCAGAAACTGAACAGGAGGTTGAGCCTATGAAACCAGACGTAACAATTGATTCCGTTTCCATGAGCAGCATGGGCTGGCTGCGTGAGACAGTCAATCTGCCAACACCGCAGTCCCAGACCGATACCGTCGTAGTGCCTGGACGCAACACACCAATCCGTTTTTCAGAGGCACTTGGGCGCGTGTCCTATCAGCCGCGTACCTTTGAAATCGCGCTGTCCATGCTGGGCAGCCGAGAACGCTTTAATCAGATGGTCAGCGAGGCGGTCAACCGCTTTGCTGGTCATCTTGTTTCTGTCGTTTTCAGCGAAGAGCCAGACTTTTATGCGATTGGCACTTTACAAGCAGCTTCATCCTATGACCCAATGACTTGCAAGGGACAGCTGGTATTATCCTGTTCGGATGGCGATTCCTATCATTATCGCATAGAGGAAACCGTAGTTCAGATTTCTGGGAGCGGGACGGTAAAGCTGACAAACGACTATATGCCGGTGATTCCTTCTGTGACAACCACAGCAGAGACCGCACTCTCCTGGAAGATAGAAACCGACACCTTCCGTAAATCAGTCAATGCCGGTACATGGGAGTTTCCAGAATTGGAACTGCAGTATGGGGACAACACAGTAGCAGTGAGCGGAAACGGCACAACTACTTTCAGATATAGGGAGGGTCGCCTATGAGCCTTTTTCGTATCTATGTGGATGATGCTCTTTTCTATCATCCAAACCTTTCTAAGCTGGCAATCACCGAAGCCAAGGTATCGGAAGATGCTGAAAACGTTGATAGTCTGACGCTCTCCGCACCGCATAACCATCCTTATCTCAGTTCGGTCAAACCAATGGCGTCTACAATCCTTTGCAAAAAGGATGATGAAGTTGTGTTTGAGGGCCGCGCGCTGGATGATGGCAGTGATTTTTATAACACGCACACGTGGACTTGCGAATCCTGTTTGGCTTATCTGAAGGATACCATCCAGCTGCCCTTCTCCTATAAAGGAACGCTGAAGGGACTGCTGGAATACTTCCTCGGTGTTCATAATGCCGCAGTCGAAAGCAAGAAGCAGTTTCAGCTTGGCAATATCACAGTGAAGGATGATAACGACTATATCGCCTACAGCAACAGCGAGTATTCTGTTACCATGGATGCCATCAAAAGCAAACTGCTGGATACCCACGGCGGCTATCTGCAAGTGCGCTACGATGGCGGCATGAAATATCTCGACTATCTCGCGGACTTTAATCTGACCTCTTTGCAAACCGTGGAATTTGGCAAGAACCTTTTGGGTGTGAAGATTACCCGCGATCATGCAGAACGTGCGACTGCTCTGATTCCGCTTGGGGCCAATATCACGGAGACGGATGAAGACGGCAATGAAGTCGAGACCAACAAGCGAGCAGACATCACTTCGGTCAACGATGGCCAAAACTATGTCTGCGATGAAGCTGCGGTTTCTGAAATCGGCTGGATCTGGACGAGTGAGGTATGGGAAGATGTAACGCTTCCCGAAAATCTCCTGCGGAAGGCCAAAGCCCGAATGGCTGAACTGTCTAAGGGCATCACCAGCATGGAGCTGACGATCATTGATGAATCAGACACCGGTGCCGACATCGGTGACATTCGGGCTAGAATGTATGTAAAGTGCTTATCTAAGCCGCATGGCATTGATGGCACATACCTTTGCGTCGGACGCACAAGGGACTATCTGAATCCTTCCGGCAACACTATTACCATTGGTGCAAACGGGATTACCCTTACTTCTGCTGCAGCAAAGCAAGGTCAGAATATTGCTGCTTTGGAAGATGACCTTCTTGGGCAGACTGCAAAAATCAGCAGTGCTGTAGATTCTATAGCCAATGCAAAAGATGATATTTCTGCCCTGCAAATCAATGTGCAGGAGTGTTACTCAGAAATCACAAAGACTTCTGAGCAGATTACCAGCGCAGTCCGAGAGAAATACATCTCCAAATCCGAGATGGAAACAATACAGCAGGATTTTCAGACAAGCATCACGCAGAACAGCACGGAAATCCGTATGGATTTTCAATCCTCCTTGGATGTGATTTCAGGTCAAATATCCGCGAACCAAAATCTGCTGGAGGAATATATCCGTTTCAAAGGCGCACTCATTGAACTTGGCAAGGTCGGCAATGCCTTTACAGCGGAACTTTCCAACGAACAGCTGGCATTCCTCGAAAACGGTCAGACAATCGCATGCATTTCAAACCAGTCATTGGCCATTACCAACGCTGAGATTCGTTACAAGCTGTCTCTCGGCGCGGAAGGCCGTGGCTGGTTTGATTTTATCCCAAGAGCGTCGGGAAATCTCTCTGTTGTATGGAGAAACACATCATCGTAAAGGAGGTGGTCGTATATGGCCTCAAGCGGTTCTTTTTCCGGTTCTATCAAAGATGGTCACTACATTGTTCGGGTTGACTGGTCACAGGCACAGGATGTGGCAAACAATAAAAGTACGATCACAGCAAAGGTATATCTGATCAATGACTGGTCTCTAAGCATTAACGGCAGAACGAACAATACCATCACGATTGACGGCACAAAGCAGACCTTTTCTTCGCCAAGTATTTCTTCCAAAGGTACACACCTGCTGGGAACGCTGACGCAGGCTGTAAATCATGCGGGTGATGGTTCTAAGTCTTTGTCCATTTCAGTCGTATTCCATATTGAAGCAACATTATCCGGTGTTTATTACTCGACCATTACGGCGAGTGCCAATATCGCACTGGACTCAATTCCAAGAGCCTCCGGCATCAGTATGAACGCCGGAACCTTGGGAAGCGCGGCAACAATCACCATCAGCAGAGCATCCAGTTCGTTCACGCATACCATCACCTATAAATTCGGAAGTGCAGCTGGAACGATTGCGGCTATGACTTCTGAAACCTCTGTATCATGGACACCGGCTCTTACCTTGGGCAATCAGATACCCAATACTACCTCCGGCACAGCGACACTGACCTGTACGACTTACAGCGGTTCGACCAGCATTGGCTCAAAAAGCATCACAGTAAAGCTGAACCTGCCAGCTTCGGTTGTGCCAACGATAACCAGTCTGACTGCGACTCGTGTAGATGGAGATGTACCGAGCGCATGGGGCATATATGTTCAGACCAAATCCAAAGCAGCACTTTCCGTCAATGGAGCCGCAGGCAGCTATGGTTCTGCGATTGCTTCCTACAGCATCACTGGCGGCGGATTTGCCGGAACCAGTGATACAATGACCACCGGCTTTCTAAATACCGCTGGTACGATCACCTTTACTGCAACGGTTACGGATTCCAGAGGACGTACCTCTGCCGCAAAGACAGTTAGCATTTCCGTTGCTTCATACAGCGCACCATCCTTTTCAAGCTATCTATCGCAAAGATGCAGCAGTTCCGGCACGTTGGCTTCTGATGGAACTTATATCAAAGCATCTGTCAGCTACAGCTATTCATCCTGTTCCGGCAAAAACTCGGTTACAAGAGCAACCTATTATCGTAGGATTGGAGCGACGTCGTGGACAAATGCCAATAAGAGCTTTTCTTCCGGCACAGCTTTTACCTTTGGCAGCGGGAACATTTCCACAGAAAGCACCTATGAAATCAAATATTCTCTGACAGATGCCTTTACCACCATTTCCATTATCGATACGGTCTCTACTGCTGCTGTCATTATGGACTTCAAAGCCGGCGGTACAGGGATTGCTGTGGGTAAAGTCGCTGAAAGAAATCATTGCTTTGAAGTAGCAAGCGATTGGTCTGTAAGATTGAATGGTACAACTTATCTGGGAGCATCTACGCTAGGAGGAGCAGCCAAGCCGATTTATCTCAATGGCGGTGTTCCGACCGTATGCTCCAGTACAGTCGGGAGCGCATCGACGCCTGTTTATATGAACGGCGGTACGATTACAGCCTGCACACCGGCTTCTATTATCAGCGGTGCCTGTGCGGATTATGTTGTGGAAAGCGGAAAATCCGGCATCTGGACATACCGAAAATGGAACAGCGGTATCGCTGAGTGCTGGGGCATCTATTCTGCGTCCGGTGTCAACCTTGCTGCAAGTCATTACAGCGGATTTTACTATAGTGCGTCCATTTCGGTCAGTCTGCCGTTTACTTTTGCAGCGGCACCGGTGGGAACCTATTCCGGTGGCTGTACAGACTATATTACCTTTGTCACGCCGACCGGACAGCCTACCACGACGCAAGCAAGATTTTGGATTGCTTGTTTGGATGCCGGTGCAAAAAGCTGCAGTGTATCAGTCGGCATGATGATACACGGAAGATGGAAATAAACTGTAATTTTACACCTGGGAGGTTTGATTCATGAAAGAATTCTGGAACACCATTCAACTCGTTTTTGCAGTCCTCGGCGGCTGGCTTGGGTATTTCCTTGGCGGCTGTGATGGCTTGCTGTATGCACTTCTCGCCTTTGTAGTCATCGACTATCTGACCGGTATTATGTGCGCTATCAATGACCGCACGCTTTCCAGTGAAGTCGGCTTTCGCGGCATCTGCCGCAAGGTGATGATTTTTCTGTTGGTTGGCATTGCAAACATTCTAGATGTCAGTGTCATAGGCTCCGGCAGTGTTTTGCGTACAGCAGTTATCTTTTTCTACATTTCCAACGAAGGATTATCTCTGGTAGAGAATGCAGCCCATCTCGGTCTGCCTGTACCGGAGAAAATCAAAGCGGTCTTAGAACAGCTTCACGACCGAACTGACGATAAGGAGGATAAATAATCATGAAACTTGTACAGTCTATTCTGACGAAGAATCCCTGCTACACGGCAGGAAGAAAAATCACCGTGAAGGGGCTGATGCTCCACTCTGTTGGCTGCAACCAGCCCAATGCACAGGCGTTTATCAAAAATTGGAACAGTGCTTCGTATAACCGTGCCTGTGTGCACGGTTTTGTTGATGGCAATGACGGCACGGTCTATCAGACCCTGCCTTGGAATCATCGCGGCTGGCACGCTGGCGGCAGTGCAAATAACACACATATTGGAGTGGAAATGTGTGAGCCTGCCTGCATCAAGTATACAGGAGGTCCTTCTTTTACCTGTTCCGATACCGCAGCCGCAAAGGCTGTGGCAAAACGTACTTATGAAGCGGCAGTCGAATTGTTTGCTATGCTCTGCAAAGAATATGGCCTTAATCCGCTGACGGCCATCTGTTCTCATAAGGAAGGTCATGCCAAAGGCATCGCTTCCAATCACGGAGACCCGGAGCATCTGTGGAAGGGGCTCGGCATGAGCTATACGATGGATACCTTCCGTCAGGCAGTCAAAGCAAAGATGTCAGGAACGACAGGGAGTTCCAAACCCGCCGATACGCCATTCCTTGTACGTGTATCCATCTCCAATCTGAATATCCGCAAAGGTGCTGGTACTGACTATGCCGCAACCGGCAGGTACACCGGCAAGGGCGTATTCACCATCACAGAAATCAAAACCGGAAAGGGATCTTCTGCCGGATGGGGACGTTTGAAGTCCGGTGTCGGATGGATTTCGCTGGATTACGCTAAGCGCGTATAATAAAATACCGTTTTTATTTTTATGGGAATGCTCTTCGGAGTGTTCCCATTATTTTTTTTGCCGTTTTCCGTTCAAACCGTGGATTTCTGTCATGGGACTATTAGAGGCAGTGATTTGCCCGAATCGTGAAAATGCCATGGAGGATAAGATCTATGAACAATATTCCACTGAACGAAAAATACACCTTGACGATCAAAGAAGCCGCGGCCTATTTCAATATTGGTGTAAAGAAAATGCGCCGCCTGGCAGAAGAACATACCAGCTCTTTCAGTATTTACAGCGGCAATCGCTATCTCATAATACGCACAAAATTCGAGGAATTTCTGGTGGAAACTTCTACAATATAAATCCCTTTTATCTGGCAAATCGTAGTTGCTATTAAGCCGCAGTAGAGCGAATATACAACTACCCAAAAGCAGGAGGTGACCGCATGAAGGCACAGAATATTTCTCTGTGTGAGAAAGATTACCTTAGTCCAACTGAGGCAATTCAATATTGGAATTTGAGCAATCGAAAGTTTTATGTGTTTCTGAAGAAAGGCCAGTATGACTTCATTGCCTTTTATGGAACAAGGAAGCTGATCATCCGGACAGAATTTGACAAGTATCTGAAAAAGAATCCTAAAGTAAAGGAGGCGCTTGCAAATGGCGAGTCGAATCAGGCAAAGAAGAGACGCAAAGCACAGAGTGCTGCGCAGAGGTGAGTCCATTAGAGACAACGGAAAATATCAGTTTAAGTACCAGGTAGATGGCAAGCCGCATTTTGTTTACAGCTGGCGTCTGGAGCCAACTGACCCGCAGCCAGTTGGAAAGAAGCCTTGTCTTTCCCTCAGAGAGCTTGAAAAGCAGATTGGCTATCATTTGGATTCTAAACTGGATCCGTTGGGAAGGAATATCACAGTTGAGGAGCTTATCAACCGCTACCTTGCAACCAAGACTGGTGTCAAGCCCAATACACAAATGAACTACAATTTTGTAAGGAATCTGATGAAGAACGAGCCATTCAGCAGGAAGAAAATCAGCGAGGTCAAGGTTTCTGATGCAAAGCTTTTTCTCATTAAGCTGCAGCAGGACGGTAAAGGCTACAGCACAGTAAAAACGATTCGCGGTGTTTTGCGGCCGGCTTTCCAGATGGCGGTGGATGATGATTTGATTATCAAGAACCCTTTCGGCTTTCAGCTTGCCGGCGTAGTGGTAAATGACAGCGTTACCCGTGAGGCGATTAAGCCGGATGAGATGAGAAAATTTCTGAAGTTTGTGCATGATGATAATGTCTACTGCAAATACTATGAGGTGGTTTTCATCCTGTTCCACACCGGGATGCGAATTTCCGAGTTTTGTGGATTGACTATCCACGATTTGGATATGGAAAACCGGATTATTAACATCGACCATCAGCTGCAGCGCATTGGCATGAAGATTCACATCGAGAGCACCAAGACCAATGCCGGTACGAGGAAGATTCCCATGACAGAGGACGTGTACCGATGCTTCCAGGGAATTCTGGAAGACCGAGAAACACCAAAAGTGGAGAAAAGTATTGACGGCTACAGTGGCTTCTTGTTTCTGGATAAAGACGGATTGCCTGAGGTTGCTATGCACTGGGAGCATCGCTTCAACCATATGGTTGGCCGCTACAACGAAATCTACAGGATTCAGATTCCGAACATCACGCCGCATGTTTGCCGCCATACCTACTGCAGTAATATGGCCCGGGCTGGTATGAACCCAAAAACACTGCAATACCTGATGGGCCATTCGGACATCGGCGTTACCATGAACACATACACGCATCTGGGGCTGGAGGATGCGCAGAATGAGATGATTCGCCTAGAGGAACTGAACCGAGCGAAGGAAGAAGTGGCAAAGGCCGCTGGCGAGAAGAGACCGGTGACACAGAGGAGCTTCAGAGCGGTTTAA